TGCATCCCCTTCACCTTCACCGGCTATAAATGCCATTGTTTTGTCGTTTGTGGCATCTACGGCATACTCTGAATTTATTAGGTTATAATATTTTGGAGAAAAAATAACAGGATTATTTTTAGTTTGTCCAATTGTACGATCGACGCCTGTATACATCTGCACGTCAAAACCGTCCTTTTCGTCTGTCAAAATAAACTTGAAACTAAATCCGTACTGTTTGCATAATGATAAAACAGCAGTCAATAAATTTTCGTATTTGAACGTGTTCCAAACAAGGTAGTCAACGAACACATCACACGCATAGACATTTTTTATCACGTCTATTTCTCTATCCCCATATTTTGCTTCAAGCCCCTTGCATTCAAGCATTATCAAATAATATACAAGCGTTGTCGGCATACCAACACCAAAATTTCCGGCATTTGCAACAACTCTATAAGACAATATGTTTTCTGCACTTTTTCCGGAAATTATGAAATAGTTTCCGTTTTCTGCGTCCGTTTTTATTTCTATACGGTCTATCATCATTGTGCATTCGCAATCTTTTCTATACACATAATAGCCTATCTGAAAAAACTGCAATAAGCTAGAATCCGCCGGAAGATACAATTCAAAATCGCCAACATCCCAGAATCGGCGAGTCCAAATCATAGAAGAATATCTGTCTATGACTGCTACAGTTTTAAACGACTTATTCAAAATATAAAATTCCAACGTATCACACCCCTAACAGTAACTTTTCAACATTTACTGAAACAACAAGACTTTCTGGATTTTGGTCAGAACCAACGGCAATCCTATTTTCTCCTGCTACAAGTTGCACCCATTGGAAACCGTCTCCCATTGAATTTAAGATATTTTCTTTTCGTCCGTCCGCGAATACTTTTGTAACGGACAAATTATGCTTGTTTGTGCTCACAATGATTTTTTCTCCAGTGTCTATTTCTGCGTTTACAATCATTTTTTGCCCCGTAGTTTTATTTTCAAGCCACGGATTCAAAACGTTGTAACCGATTGCTTCAAATTCTACCGTCATTCCAGTCGGAATAATACCTGGATTCACAATGCCTTCTACGTAATAATTCCCGTCAGAAATAACAATTGGGTCATTTACAGGAATAGAAAACGGAAATTCAAAGTAACTATGAACGACTGAAATAATAGTTGTAGATTTTTCGACGCTTTTAAAATACGGGTCGTTACAAATAATAGAAATTTGTGCAACCTCATTATTTGTAAACAAGTCGCACTCAAACGATTCTACATAGCCGTCAATATAAACATTGTGGATATCGTTCCTATAAAAAATTCTCACTTTTTGCCCGATTGGAAAATGTTTGTATAATATGTTTCTGTTTGTTTCTACGTCTGGAAATATCTTTACATATAAAACTAAGTTTCTCTGATTGATTCTTCCGGAATTGTAAACCGTACCGTCAACATTTGCGATAGTAGAAAAATTTAATGTAGCAGACGGGGGACATAACCCGTCTATTTTGTACAAGCAAAAATTTCTGTCTGTCGAAAAGTCAATTGTATTCGTTTTTACAAAATACAAGGTTATACCCCCTTTGCTGCAAGTAAATTTTTTGATTGTCTGTAAATATCAAATCTTGATAACGCCTTAGGGCTATTGTTTGTCTGATTGAACGTATAGTTATTTACAAAACTTGTATTACCACCTGCTATTCCATTAGTGCCAATATTAAGATCGTTAGATACGTTTGCAACAGCACTTTTAGCTGCGTCCAATGTTTTCTTGGCAGATTTTTTCATTGCGTTAACTGCTGTTTTTGTTTTCGATTCAATACCTTCGGCCATGCCCATCGGCAAGAATTTACCAATCTGATCCGCCATGACTTTAGACGGAGAATTGATGTCAAAGAAACTTCTCAGCCCATCTAAAACGCCCTGACCAAATCCCTGAATTTTATCCCAAATCCAGCCTGCCATGTCATTGATCCCATTCCATAAGCCTTCCACAATATCAGAACCAATGCTATAGATTTTATCTGGCAAGCCGCTAATGCCATCTACAATGTTATCCCATAAATTCTGTGCGGCTTCGCTCGCCTTGCTACCAAGATCACTTGCAAATGTTGTGACTTTTCCAATGATGTCTGTCAGCCAGTTCCAAAATTCGCCCGGAAGTTCCTGTATTTTCGTGGCAATGTTCTCAAAAAAGTTGCTAGCTGCTTCGCTGGATTTCACCTGCATATCAGCTGCCCATATTATAACATTGCTGATTACATTTGTCAGCCATTCCCAGATTTTTCCCGGCAGTTCTCTAAAAAATTGGACGATGTTTTCAATAATTTCCGGTACTTTTTCTGTCACAAACGTTTTTACATTTTCTGCCCATGTCAGAATTGTTCCGATTGTTGCACCGATTGCATAACCAATCTTATATGGTAAATCGCTGAAAAATTGTACAATCCCGTCAATGATTTCTTGTACCTTCTGGTCAAAGGTCAATTTCATTTCAGCTGCCCATTCAATGATTTTCCCCGGCAGCTGTTTCAGAGAATCAACAATAGCTTGTATAAATTCTTGCATGGACGTTTTCGCATTTGTACCTAAATCAGAAAACCATTGCTTGATACTTGTCCAGACCTCTGATAATTTCTCGCCGATTTTTTCTGCGAGCGGTGCAAGACCGTCTACAATTGCATTTAAAATTTGTGGTACTGCAACAATCAAGTTTTGTGCTATCGTAGGAATAGCCCTAACAATTGCCATCAATAGATCCTTTGCACCTTGCAACAAAACGGGTATATTTTCCGTCAAGAAATTTACAAGCGATTCGATAATTTGCGGTAATGCGTCGACCAACGATTGTATGACAACCGGCAATGCGTCAACCAATGCCATTAGCATCGTGATAGCTGCTTGTATAATTTGTGGCACTGCACCCACTAAAAATTGAGAAACGCTGTCTATGATAGTCGGTAACTGTGGGAGCAGTTGGTCTAACAAAATCGGTATTGCTTGTATAATGCCGTCAAAAAGCTGTGTCGCACCCTCTAATAGTTGTGGAGTGGATTCCGTCAATGTTGTACATAATGTTTCTACAAGATCGCCAACCATCGTTCCCAAGTCAAGCTGTAAGATTGCATCAGTAAGACCTTGCAATAGCTGCATTGCAGCGGTTAAGAGTTGCGGTGCAAGTAATATCAATTGTTCGCACATTTGAGAAACAATCGTTACAATACTCGTTAAGAGTTGTGGTGCTACAGTTACAATACCATTTGCAAGTGTCATGATTATTTCACTCGCAGCAGACAATATTTCTCCAGAATTTTCCGTGATTCCAGAAATAAGGCTTTGTATAATTGTAACCCCTACGGTTGAAACAGTCGGAAGGGTGTTTGTGATAGCTGTAACGACAGTTGTCAGAATGTTTCCAACGGATTGACCAATCTTTTCGCCTGCTCCGTCTACACCATTGGTCAAATCCATAAATGCACTGGCAAGATTTTCAACATCCGGAACAATTTTTGCAAGCACCCCAGATGCAAATGTGGTGAACATGGCAAGAACCGGTGTAAACGCTGTTCCAATTGCAGCCGTGCTTTCTTTCATGTCAAGCTGTGCTTTGTTCAAGTCAATGACAGCTTTATTATTTTTCTTGTATTCGTTCCCTAAGTCACCATACAGCCCGTCAAGCGTTTCAACAATAAGCTGCTGCCGTTCCTGTTCATCGCTGCAAGCTGCAAGGGCTTCGTTAAACGCATCTTCTGCACTCATACCATCGGCAACGCCCTTATTAAATGCAGACAACGCTTTAGCGTTTCCGCCCAGAATTTCCGACCATTCTTCGTTACTTGCCGAAGCCCAGTTTATAGCGTCTGCCATTGTGCCAGTAATCTGTCCTACTTTTGCTGTTTCATTGACAGCTTCCGCCAAACCATCAAGCGGTATGGAGTCACCGTATTTTGCCCAGATACCGGCAGAACTATTTAACAAGCTGTTAAGATTTTCGGTGCTTGTTTCCATTGCCATAAAGTTTGAGACAGTGGTATTTGCTGTGGTTTCATCGCCTAAAACACCATACATATCCTCAAACATTTTTCCGGCTTTTTCGCTGCTGATTCCGGCAGATTCCGCAGCAGAATTTAACTTTGCCATGTTATCATTAAATTCCTTGCTGCCCTCTGTTGCTGCAACTAAGCCTGCTCCCAGCCCTGTCAGAGCCGTTCCCAGTCCAGTCAGAGCCGCTTTTCCAAGAGATCCAAGAAATTCTTTTAACTTGCCACCGGATTTTTCTGCTTCATCGCCGGTATCTTTGATTTCTTTGTTCGCATCGTCCAAAGATTTTTCGGCTTTTTTAGCAGAATCCCCCGTTTCATCCAGCGTGTTGTCAAAGGCATCTGCTGCACTTTCAGCATCTTCTAAAGACTGCTTGTTTTGATTTAAATCATCTGACAATATAGAAATTTGCGTGCCAAGACGTTTTGCTTCGTCTGATTCTTCCCCGTACTTTATGACAGCATTTGCGTGTTCCTGTCGCAGGGACTTTAGATCCGATTCCTGCTGTTTGATTTCATTTGATAACTTGTCAAACGCACTTACAGTTTGTGTTTCTGTTTCTTCAGCCTTTGCAAGGGTATTATCAAAATCATTTGCTGCTGTTTCAGCTTCTTTCAGTTTCTTACGATTTTCATCTAATTCGCTTGATAAATCAGAAACTTTTTCCGCTGCTGCTTTTGCTTCATCTGAAAATTGCCCATACTCCAATACAGCACTGGAATATTCTTTTTTTAATGTCTTTAGATCCGATTCCTGCTGTTTGATTTCATTTGATAACTTGTCAAACGCACTTACAGTTTCTTCTTCTGTGTTTGCAAGTTCTTCTGCTTGCCTTGCAGCTTCTTCGGCTGCCTTGCCCATCTCGTCCAGTGTATTGTTATGTTTTGCAATCTCAAATTCATTTCCCTTAATAGCAGCTTTTAAGCTGTTCATTCTAATCTGCATATTCTGTGCAGCTTCAGAATTTTCACCCTCACTTTGCACAATCTCAGCAAGTTTCTTTTCATATTCCGACAGAATTGTGGAATAACTTTCGTTTACGGTCTTTAATTGTGTGATTTTTGCAGTTAGTCCATCAGCAGAATCGCTCCACTTGTCCATTCCAGCAGTCGCTACTTTGAACTCTGAGTTTGCAAGAGCAATTTGTCGGTTCGCTTCTCTC